TTTTTTTTTTTTTTTTTTTTTTTTTTTTTTTTTTTTTTTTTTTTTTTTTTTTTTTTTTTTGGATTGTTAACTGATACACCACTAACTGGCGCGGGCTATTTGTCCTGTAGCCACCGGTGTCAACCTTAGGTCATACCCCATGGGGACCTAACAGGGATCGACACCCGGATCAATCATAGTCCTTTCGCATCAATTCGATGTTGGGCATTTCAAGGACGACGCACTCTGCTGACAAGACCGTAGCTTCGAAAAGCTCGACAACCTCCAAGTAGTCGAGATCATAGACCTCGGTGCACCACTCAGAGAAGTCTGAATCGTCAATCAGATTCGGAGCATCAAGGACTCTCTTCTTTATGTCGGCGAGCGTGTAGCCCATCGAACGAGTCTGCCAACCGAGGTCGGCTACTGACACTTCCGCTTTGTCGTCCTCCATCTCATAACGAGCCATGAAAATGTCCCTCAGAATGTGCAGGTTCTTGCAACCGTAAGCGTAAGATAACGCCTTGGCTGCCATAGCTGTACTATCTGAAATGGACTGATTCTGGTTCGCCCGGACGTTGAAACGGACCAACATCTTGCCGAGCAACGGGACCATGAACGGGGTCTCGATGTCGGCAAAGATGCGACGGGACAAGATTGTGGCTTCGCCATTCAATCGGGGTGCTTTGGCTTTCAGCACCATTTTAAATTCAGCCACAGTAGCCACCCAAGCGGTCAGGCTCAGGCGCTTGTTGAGTGCTGCGAGGATGTCGTCGCCGAGGATCAGGGCTTTGCCCCTCCTGCGCTGTCTGCGACAAGTAACTGCAAACATAGTAGCATTGTAACACGAGTTGCGGAACGTCGTGTTAGTGGTGCCTGTTGCCAGCTGGTACATCAACTCGACTCTCAAGCCGAATTCAAAATTGGTCAAGGTGTACTTCTCTAGGTCAAAGAGGAGTTGCCTGAACCAGGGCGGGAAGTTAAGCTTCTCTAGCCATAGATCGATGATGGAAGCAACGCGTTTCCGCTGCTCTCGATCGTTCCTGCTGAAATCGCCTTCGACGATTTCGGGGAAGCGGTCATCTTTGATGAACGCTGCGGTGGCGATGTCATCTGCTTTGTAACAGAGCATCACCTCCACATCACCTAAAGTGACGGGCTTCCCTCCAGGCGCGACGTGGCTGAAAAGATCGACTAATCTTTCCATAGCCACCATCTGTGCAGGTCCTGTCACTGCATTGAACGAGTCCGAGCCGGCGTAGATGATACGTCCGGCAGCCGATTTGTCGAATCTCTTACCATTCAGCGCTTCGATTTTCACGCTTCCTGATTTAGATCGCAGATCTTTGAGGGTGGCTTTGTCAACATCAGACCAAGCGAGCTCCATGCGGGCCCTCTTGTTGGTGTCGAACTTTGCAAGCCACCGCTCGCGGTCCAGTTCATTCTCTTCCCAAGCGTCGAACAAGTTGGGAAGCGCGTCAATTAGCGAACGCGCTTCCTCGAATACGGCAGGGTCGACATCATCCTCGGGCCCGGCTTGTATGAAGTTCGACCGCTTATTGACGGCGGCCGCATACGAAACTGGGTCGTTGGAAGTGACGATCGGCACGCAGTCAGAGTGCACCGGGCCCAATTGGTTAATCGGGTTGCGCAGTGCCTCCATGTCCGGGGCGTCTCGGTCAGAGAAAGTGACAGGCACCGTCCACTCAATCTCCCTCTCTTGGACGAGGGTCAGGCGGCCGTCAAGTTCGAACACCGAAGAGTCAAAACCATCTGGCAGCGAGATGTTGATTGGGGGGGCAGGCTGGGCCCGCGCCGCCAGGTTAGTCGCGTTGCGGTTAACAACACAACGGGCCTGGTGGCGCGTAGGCATGTCTGGGGGGGTTGGTTGGTTTGGTTGGTTGGTTGGTTGGTTGGTTGGGGAGTTGTTGGAACGAAAAG